GGGGTAGGTATAATCAATCTCGCATACTTCCTTGCAAAACGAGGACTTAAATATGACGATAACTCCTTAAAGATAATCGACGAATACTCAGAGGCATGGTCTTATTATCTGATACGTGCAAGTGCTGATTTAGCAAAAGAGAAAGGGGCATGTCCTAAGAACGAAGAAACCAAGTATGGTCATGGGATAGTTCCGATAGACACATACAAACAAGAAGTTGATGAGTTAGTTAAACACAAATCAAGAATGAAATGGCAGTCCTTACGGAACGATTTAAGGAAATACGGGATTAGAAATTCAACCCTTATGGCTATAATGCCCGCAGAAACATCAGCACAAATATCGAATTCAACTAACGGAGTCGAACCCCCACGAGCGTTGGTATCGTATAAACAATCAAAGGACGGGGTAATGGCACAAGTGGTTCCAGGAATTTATCACCTTAAGAATAGTTATGACTTGTTATGGGAACAGAAAAGTCCAGACGGGTATCTTAAAATTATGGCGGTTTTACAGAAGTACGTAGACCAAGGTATCTCGGTAAATACAAGTTACAATCCTATACACTACGAGGATAACAAGATACCAATGTCTATTATGTTAAAGGACTTAATTACCTTTTACAAGTATGGGGGGAAACAACTCTACTACTTTAATACTAATGATTTGTCTGGTGATGAAGTAGAAATGGAAAGAGATGATTTTAAAACAGAACAAGAATATGAGGAGTATTGTGAATCATGTGCGATATAACAAAGATACAAGAACAATCGTGGGCGAAAATGAACGAACTAGCTAATAAGAAATGGGATGATTTTAGAAAACCATATGCAGGTATTATTAAAAACCTTTTGAACAACATTGATATTTGTAATAGACGATATGCTGAAGAGGGTGAAAACGGATACCTAGTACAAAGAAATGTATATATAAAAGAAATAGATGAAATAAAAACACACATCAAAAAAGAAGAAATAAGATTAGGTTATTATAAATAGGAGTAGATGATGGAAAACGGCCCTTTTAAAAATAAAATAGAACAAGACACAGACGGTGTTGTTCTTCAAGTATTCACTACTTACAAATTAGTAAAAGGGGTGATGACAATGGAAACTGTTACGAGAAGGTTTAAGAGTGATGGTGATTATCACGATTCGACAGAACAGATGCCACTCGGTTGTATGTTTCCATATAATATAGAAAACACATCAGACGGGTCTGAAAAAAAAAGTACACTTGGATTGATATAAAAAAACTTGACAAATCCAAGTAAATAATGTATAATAGTAATCTGATTAACAACAATATTATATTATGGAATATGTGGTCTTAATTATTTGGGGAATGGCGGTTTTATCAAACTTCTTCGTTCCCTTATTTATTCCTTATAATGACAGAATAAACAAGAATTTTTAACTATAAAACGTTAAAAAAAAAGAAGATTCTTCTACTAACACAGTTCTCGAATCTTCTAAATAAAACTACGTATGTGTAGTTAATGTAACAGTACTTCTAGTACAAAGTGGCAAATGCCCTTTTAGGGAAATGGTCGGTTACACTATCATACGTAATGATGTAGGTTTGTGGGCTAAAACTACTAGTACACTAATCATCAGTAGTCCTACATCCTTCCGCAATGAAGTAAAACTATTTTTTCAAATAACATAGGAGTAAAATATGTTAGATAAAATCACGAGCGGCGTAGCCGCTGCAACCGGTATCGGTATTTCACTAATTAGTTTAGCGATTGTTTTACAAGTCGTATTTGGTGGTACAGTACCATTTCTTGGCGGAGACGTCATTGGTACTATTGTCGGTATCGTTCAACAGCTTGGAGACGCTGGTCTAGTTGGATTAATCGCTGCAGGTATTCTGTGGAGATTACTTTCAACTGATGATGCATAAATAACATTTACACACCATGTGAAATGAACGTTTGGTAGAGTGCGTATAAACTACCTTTGAACAACGTAAAGATTATGGTAAAGATTATGCTTAGGACGTGGGTGCAACTCCCACCTCCTCCACCAAATACATTTTGGTAGGTTTTAAATACATAAACAAAAATGTATTTAATGGGGGAGACAAAGCATCGACTAGGTATTTAATCGCCACAATTCGTTAGTCTAGCAAGACTTAAACACAAACACTATAAACGACAATAACGTTTATTTACTGGCAGCATAGGGGAGAATATCCCTAGTGACTCGCTAGTTGAGGTTTCGCCCGAGTTCCTTATCACCAAATACTCGGGTTTTTCTATAATAAAATTTGGTATATATAATAATATGAAATCAGTATTCAAAGTCGGAACTAAAAATTACTTAAAGAAAAATATGTTCTTCGACGAGAGTGTCGATATCGCAAGATACGATACTGTCAAATACCTCTCTCAACAAAAGCTATATGAAAAGATGTTATCCTTTTATTGGACGCCAGACGAGATTGATGTTACCAAGGACAAGATAGATTTTCACAAACTAACTACTGGTGAGGAACATATCTTCACCGCAAACCTTAAACGACAAATACTATTAGACTCAGTACAAGGTCGTTCCCCCAATATCGCATTACTACCAATATGTTCTTTACCAGAACTTGAAGTTCTTATTGGAACGTGGGCGTTTTTCGAAACTATTCACTCCCGTTCTTACACCCATTTAATTAGGAATGTTTATCCTGACCCGTCGGTGGTATTTGACGAGATAACGTCAATCCCGGAAATCCTTGAATGTGCAAAAGACATCTCTCGGTATTATGACCATCTAATAAACTATCGTGGTAAATACGGCTCATACGAACATAAGAAAAAGTTGTGGTTGTGTATAATGTCGATATACATATTGGAGGGGATTAGGTTTTATGTAAGTTTCGCATGTTCGTGGGGTTTCGCAGAACTGAAGAAGATGGAAGGTAATGCAAAGATTATTAAAATGATTGCACGAGATGAAAATACACACCTTACCGCTTCCTTGAATATCCTTAAGAAAATTGTAAAAGAAGATAAAGATTATGTGAAGATTCGGAAAGAAACCGAAGATGAAGTTCTTGATATGTTTATGAGTGCAATCAAACAAGAAGAAGAGTGGGCAGATTACTTATTTAAAGACGGTACTATGATTGGATTGAACGCCGAACTCCTTAAAGACTATGTACGTTGGATAGGTGCGAAAAGATTTAAGAGTGCAGGTTATACAACACCTTATCACGTACAACAAGCAAACCCGTTACCTTGGACAGAGAAGTGGATTGGGGGAGGCAGTGTTCAAGTTGCCCCACAAGAAACTGAGATTACATCTTACATAGTTGGTGGTGTAACTCAAGATGTCGAAGAAGACACATTAAAAGGATTAAGTTTATGAGTAAAACAATCGTATGGAGTAAGGATAATTGTACCTTTTGTGTCAAAGCAAAAGAATTATTAGATAGTAAAAAAATTAGTTACGAAGAAAGAAATATCAACGGCCCTGATTGGACACCCGAAGATTTTTTTAACGCAGTACCAAACGCAAGGTCATTTCCACAGATATATATAGATGGAAGATACATAGGAAATTACGACAATATGGTTTCACATATCGCATTAGGGGATTTAACATTATGACAGTTTGTAGGGCATGTAACAAGAGCTATAAAGTTCTTATAGGGGTTGATGATAGGTATATGGACGCTGAAGAGATAGACGAGGAAACGGTCTATTGTCCATTCTGCGGTGAAGACCACAGATACCATCAACAATCATTAGAATTTGAGAGAGATGGGTTGGATTTACAATAACAAGGAATTTACTTCCAAAGATATTGGTGATTATTATGGATTTGTATATAGAATTACGAATCTGATTAATGGTTATGATTATGTCGGACGAAAATACTTTAAGACTAAACGGAAATTACCACCATTAATCGGTAGAAAGAACAAACGAATTAAAGTGAAGGAAACCGATTGGCAGGATTACTGGGGTTCTTCGAAAAGACTTTCAGAAGATATAGAGAAACACGGAAAGAAAAACTTTAAACGTGAGATTGTAATGTTATGTGATACTAGAGGTAACACTAACTATTATGAAGCAAAAACGCAGTTCGACGAGGATGTATTATTGCGAGAAGATAATTATAATGGAATCATTGCTGTTAAAATAGGTAAAGGTTCTGTAAAATAACTTGACTTTGAGTGTCAAATAGAGTATAATATTAGTTATGGTTTTAGTAGATTTTAATGGTATATCGATTGGTTCTATAATGGGTCAATTACACAGAGGGGAAAAACTCTCTAAGAAACTGGTAAAGCACGTTATCCTCAACAATTTGCGGAGTTATCGTGTTAAATATCCAGAAGATGATTTCGGTAAAATGGTGATATGTTGCGATTCTCATTCGTGGCGTAAAGATGTATATCCCCAATATAAAGCAAACAGAGAAGTAACCCGTAAGAAAGACAAGACGGATTGGGATACTTTATACAATTTACTTGATGAAACCCTTACCGACCTGGCACGGAATTTCCCTTATGCAGTAATCAAAGTAGAGAAAGCAGAGGCTGATGATATAATCGGAACTCTCGCAAACTTTGTTAGAAGAACATCTTATTGTGTCAACAAAGAAATTGTAATCATATCTGCGGACAAGGACTTCATTCAACTCCAACAACTCGGAAACGTTATCCAATGGTCACCATTCCAACAGAAGTTAGTGAAGTCAGAAGAAGGCCCGACCAAATACATATTCGAACACATAATGAAAGGGGATTCTTCGGACGGAGTTCCTAATGTTCTATCCCCCGACAACTCATTCACCGACCACATCAGACAAACCCCAATGAGAAAGAAACTCATAAACGAGTGGTGGGATAATAAAGATAAACTTAAAGAGGTGATGCCACAAGAAGCATTCCGAAATTATATGCGTAATAGAGAGATGATAGACCTAAATCAAACACCAGAAGCTATCAAAATGGAAAGTATAGAGAAATTTAAATCGTATAAATACAGTGACAGAAGAAATATTTTAACATATCTGGTTGAAAATGATATGAAACTTCTAATAGATTCAGCAGGAGAGTTTTAATGAACGAATGGACAAAAGAATTTTTAAGAAAACACACAGCCGCAGGTCTACATAGGTGGGCATTTTGGATTGAAGGTATAATCATCGGTTTTGTGGTTGCAACAATCTGGAATTGATATGGCAGGTAAAACAATAGAAATTACGAATAACCCCGAAGATGGAACGACTTCTGTTATGGTCGAACAACGACCTATTAACACAGAGGAAACAGGTGTAGAGATATCACCATCAGGCGGATTCAAACTGGAAACAGGATTGGGTTGGGGAGTTGATATTGCGGTTGTCTTATTGGCAGTTGCAAGTCTTTATGTTGGTAAGAAATTTGTAGATAAATGGTTTAGGGAAGTATAATGGAAATATATGAAATACTAGATGCGGTTCACGAAGCGTATGGAGCCGAAGCAAAGAGTAAAATCCTTCTTGATAACGATTGTTTAGCGTTAAGGGATATTATGAAAATCAACTTTGACGATAAGTTAAAGATTTACGTTTCCAAGAAAATCAAGTGGGAATCCGGTGAAACCCAAAAAGTAAATCTTAAAGAGGTAACTAAATTTTTAGTTCCGTTATCCAAAGGTAAGCTTGAACAAGGTCGTGCAGATGCTTCGTTTAAGGCAATGTTAGAACAGATACACCCGAAGGACGCAGAATATCTAGAACAAGCAGTACATAAAAACCTTAAGGTGAAAGGTCTTACCGAAAGACTTATTCATAATACTTGGGGCAATAGGATTCTTTAATGTTACCGAGTGGAATACAATTGCATAATTTCAAGTGGTATCATTATTCAAGTGGTATGATTATTAATGCCGACATACGTATTTAAAAACAAAACTACTGGTATCGAGTGGGAAAAGGAAATGAAAATATCCGAGCTCGACGACTACAAAAAAGAAAACGATTGTTCTATCGTTATCCAACCACAAAACAAACACGTTAGAGTTAGTAAGGATTTGTATTCAAGTTCTGATGGTGATTTCAAAGATAGAATGAAGAACCTTAAGAAAGCATATCCTAACGCAACCAATCCAGAATTGAAGGAGTGGTAATGAAATTTCTTCAGTTCTTACAAACATACGGATTTACAAACAAATGGTTTCTTCTATTTGTTTATGGTATTCCTATTGTTTGGTTCATATTATATTTGCATAATAAAACTTGACAAACAATCCATTTGGGTGTATAATAGTACATTATGATAATCCATAACAGACACGTTAAAGACATTATTCATGCTGTGAAGAACTGTCCGACAATCGAACCTCACAGAAGAGAAGAGATTCTCGTCCCCCTTAGAAAACAAACAAGAATGCGTAAAGCCCTTAAAGAGTTATGCCGACGTTAGATTTTACTTCTATGTTAATCTTCTTTGGGTTGATAGGACTTCTGTTACTCTTATGTGCAGTTCTATTAATGGGTGAGGCAACAATACAGAAATTCAAGCGAAGAAAATAATGCATTTTAAAGTAGGTGATAAAATAAGAGGAAAGGACGCACTCGGTATAGTCGATGGCCAACCGGGAATTGTACGAGGAGTTCATACTCGTTATCCGACACAAGAAGATTACGAAGATTTAACGAACCCAAGCACTATTTATGAAGTCCAATTCTTAAAAGGTAAATATCTCTTACAGGATTATCAAATGGAGATGTTCGGGAAACAACAACAATTTAGTTTTATGTATGACTTCCCAGAGATTAACAAACTTATAAATGATGATGAAATTTGAACACAAGAAGGTCGATTTAGGATATGAGGATTTAGTTGCAATAACTAAACCCGAAGGTAGAAAGTACGTAACACCCGACCATA